CGAGCGTGTCGGCCGCCTGCATGAGGGTGGTGTCGCTAAGGTGCACGGGCAGCGCAACGCCGGGCAACGCGATTAGGGTTTTCGGCCCGGCGATGCCATCGACGACGAGGCCGCGTGCACGCTGCAGGGCCATCACCGCGGATTCGGTCTCGCTGTCGAAGACGTGCGTCTCCGCAACGGGGAAGCCCGCACGCGTGAGCCGCTTTTGCAGCAACAGAACATCGTCGCCAATGTCGCCTTTCCTGAGAGTCATCGACACTTACTCCGCGTGAGGCCGCAGCATCCGCGCGACATTGCCGCGCGAGACGAACACGAGCACGGAGAACAGGACCGCCCGCACCGCTTCGAACAGGCCGACCGTTTTCGCGTGCATCACCAGCTCGATAGCCGAGCCGCCGAGCGCAACGAGCAACAGCCACGCGAACAGCGAGACATGCCGGCGGTGCCGCGCCCCGTCGCGGCGGTACGCGAGGATGCGCAGCGCCGCGACGCTATACGCGACGAACGCGATAAGTGCGAGGGGGTTGTGCATGGGTCAGCCCTTTTTGAAAAGTGACAGCAGATCGAACGACTTGATGCGTTCGATGAGCTGCAGCGTGACGGTGATCGCGAGCGCGGCCGCGAAGAACGCAGCAACGCCGGTGCTCGTAATCGGCGTGAAGTGCATCACTTCCGGTGCCGCGAGATAGCCCGCAATCAGCGAAATGAGCAGGTACGCGAAGCGCTTCGCGATCGACAGGTCTTTCGACGTAACGACGACGAGCGCGGCGCCCGTGAACGCGCCGATAAGCGCATTGCCGTCGATACCCGGAAACAGGCTTGCAAGGCCAATGCCGGCCGATGCTACGGCGAGAGTGGTGGTGCTAGGTTCGGCCATGTTGGCGTGCTCCGGTTAATCGAACAGGTTGACAAGCTTCAGGGTCGGTTGCGCTGCAGGGTCGTCGGGCAGATCGACGGCCAGTCCCATCGGCAGAATCGGGCCGTATGCAGCGAGGCCTTCATTGGTTTCAAGCGTCGCTTCGACAACGCCTTGCGTGCGGCCGAGGTGCCGGAAACAGAGGGCGTCGACCGTATCGCCCTGCTGTGCGTAGACGCGGCGTGCCATCAGATCAGCTCTATCGTTGAGTGCGCGATGCCGCGAATGTCGTTGATCGCATTGCGCGCGTTGCGGCGATCGGCGTCGATCGTCGTCACCAGCTCGTCGGCGTCGGCCGCGCCCGATTTCGTGCTGTCGAAATCGCGGTACTTCTCGGTGAGGTCCGCGCGCGCGAGGAAATAGACCGCACGCCGATACCGGGCGAGCTGCACGCTCTCACCGCCGATGCTATCGGCCGGCAGCTCGGCGAGCGTAGCGACGCCGGCCGCTTCGAGCGGCGCACGCCAGTACGCCAGCTCGCGATTCACTTCGTCGATCGCGGCAATCACCGCCTCGCGCAAACGCTCGTGGGTGACGGTGCCGTTAAGGCGTACCGCCTTTCGCATCACATCCAGGTTGATTGGCGGAAACCATGCAACGTTTGCGACGATCAGCTCGTCGGCCGGCGGTGTCGGGTCGGGGGTGGTGACCGGTTCGGCGATCGCGTTAAAACTCGTCATGGCTTCAGCTCGGAAAAAGTGGGCGGTGGGCCGGCGTCGGATCGCGTTGCCGTCAGGTTTAGCGATCGTCAGCCGGCGCCGCCCGGCCGTGGGGGCTCTCTACGTGCGACCGTCGTGCTTGTCGGTCGCATTGCCGGCTTTCTCAAGCCGAGCAATGTCCTGTTTCACGCCGGCGCGCGAATCGAGTGCCAGCGCGCGGCATAGGTGTTCGAGTGCAGCGGTACCGTCGCCGGCGCGCTCGGCCGCGTAGCCGATGACCTTGTGCAGCTTCGCGCGCACCTGGTCGTGCATGTCCGCTTGCGCGGTGAGCTGCGCGACTTCATCGAGTTGCGCGCGCTCGAACGTCTCGCCGCGCTTGAACGCGGTCAGTGCCGCTTCGGCGAATTCTTCGGCGATCGCGGTCGCGAGCGGACGGTCGTATTGATCGGGCAAGGTCATCCGGTGTGCGAGCGCATACCGGGCGATATCGAGCGCGCCGGCGTAGTCGCCTGCGTCGACGCGCCAAATCATGATGGTCGTTAGAACATCGTCCTGTGCGCCCCGCCCGCCGCTTAGTGCGCCCGCGACGTAATCGACGTACTCGGGCAGCAGTTCGGCGCGCTTGACCTCGACCTTGCGTTCAATCGACGCGATCGCCTTGAGGCGCCGCCGATCGCTCGCGAGCTTCGCGAGCATCAGGTCGTACGCGCTCGCGCCGGCGAGCGTTTCGTCGGGCGCGGTCGAGGCCGCAGCGCGTTCGGCCATCGCGCGTTCATAGTGACGTTGGGCGGGGCTTTTCATGGTCGCGTTACTCCGCCAGTTCGATGTTTTCGATCAGGCAACCCGCGCCGAAATCTTCGACCACGTACGCGTCATTGCTCGATTCGAAGTTCTCGATACGGTCGCGCGAAGCGTTTTCAACAATCGTGCGACGGCGCCCGCCTGCCTGGTAGTACAGCGACAGGTTGTCGAGCCGCGTGACGAGTACGCCGTTAGCCGGGAAGTACGGAACCGTGACAGCCGGGATTCCACCGACCCGCTTTTGCGAAATGATGAGGTCGGCCGCGATTTGCTCGGTCGGCTTATTGTCCGAATTGACGATCGGAAAATACTTGTCCTTCATCAGCGCGTCGCCGAGGATCGCAACGAGCTGCGTATCCTGTCGGTGCCAAGGGTCGATTAGCGACGTACGTGCGTCGTACACCGCAGCGTCGAGGTTCTTGTAATCGCCGTCCGCACCGATCGTCACCTTGCCGTCGATTTCACCCTTGCTCAACACGCGCTGCGGGGCATTCTCGCGGTATTGCTGCAACCAGCCCTTGTTCACGTCCTGCAGCAGAGGATTTTGCGCGCGGTCGGACGTGGCGGCCCGCTTCGTGCCGTTGAAACCGATCATGATGCGATCGAGCGCTTGCCGCGTGACGATCAGATCGCGAATGAGCGTCTGGAAGTTCGGGAACTGTGCCCACATGTCGAGCTTCGCATACGGGATATGCGAGTCGAAATTGGTTTGCGAGCAGAAATACCCGTTCGCGTCGATATCGGTCGGGTCGACCGTCTCGCGCGCTTTCACCTTTGTATCGGTCGTGCCCGCGATCGGGCCGCCTACACCGAGGCCGAGCTTTTCGCCCATCTGTTGAGTTACGGGCGCGACGTTGATCGAGTTGAGGAACGCGCTCGATTCCTGCAGGTGCTTTTCAAGCGTTTGTTGCACGGGTTGCGACACGGCGAATTTCTTCGTCGGGTCGGTGATCGCGTTCAGTTCCGCAATCGCTTTGAGATAAGTATTGAACAACAGGCGGGTCGGGTTCTGCATTGTCGTGGGGCTCCGAAAGGGTCGAGTGAGTAAGGCCGAGGGGTCGGGTTAGCAGTCGGTCGTGACCATGCCGGCCGCGCCGGTCGTCGTAGGCCGCAGCGGTTGACCGTTGCTCGTGGTCGAGAGCTGTTTCACCAGCTCGTCGAACGCTTTGCGGTCGGCTTCGCGAGCAGTCGTCAGCTCGGCCACCTGTTTTTGCAGCTCGGCAACGTGCGCCGTGCTCTTGTTGAGTGCTTCGGCCTGCGTCGCACCGTGCGTCGCGAGTTCTTCGACCGCCTGCGCCACGTCGCCGAATCGCGACTCGTCGGCGGCCGCCTTTTTCTTCGCGAGGCCGAGCACTTCCTTGACGCGGTTGAAAAGCGCCGGCAGCGTCGGCGTATCGTCGACCGGCTCGAACTCAATCGCCGTTTCAGCGGCCGCCGTGAACAGGTTTGCCGGGTTCTGCTTGCGGTGCGCGAACGGCGACTTGTCCGGGTTCTGAGCTGCGAAAGAAAGGATCTCGGTGCCGAGGCTCGCCGGACTGTCGGTCACCGCGAGGCCGACGAGATAGGCCTGCTTCGTGTCCGCGAATGACGGATTGATTTCACATGACGTGTAGATTTTTTGCGCGGCCTGCGTCATCGCGACGAGTTCGGGTGTCGGCTGGATTTGCGCGTACAGGCCGAGCTTGCCCGCGAATTCGCCGTCCAGCTCGCGCACTTCGACGGCGAGCACGTCGCCGTACGCCTTGAACGGGCTGTCGGGGATGATGCCGCGCAAGTGTTCGAGATTCACGCGTGCGCCGTACTTCGTCGCACTGTAGTTCGCCGCAATCTGTTCGAGCCATGCGCGCTCGATCGTGCGGCCGTCCGTGGTCGCACCTTCAACAGCGACGCGGAACCACTTCGACTTTGCGAGCTTCACGGTGTCGGCGGTCGAACCGATCGCCATTGCGCCGAGACCGGCCGCGCCGAGGCCTGTGCCGTGCACAGCGAGCGAGCCGAGCATGTCGGCCTGGTTGAGAACGGTGCTCACGGCGATCGATGCCGCGTGAGCGTCCATCGTGAGCGCCATTGCGATCGCCGCGACGGCGAACGACATGAGCGACAGCTTGCGGGTTTGCATTGTTAGTTCTCCAACGGGTACGGTGAAGGGATCGAAACGTGACTGGCGAGTTGACATGGTGAGCGCGTGTGCGCGAACGCTCAACGCATGGCGTTTGTCGCGACTTCGGACACATATGTATGGGCGTGCTTGCGCGCGCGCGACACGCGAAACTTGCCGGCATGCTCGATACCGCCGACATTGCCCCTCAGCTCGAAAACAACGCCGACCCCCGCCGTATAGCGCGTGCGCTTTACTGGCAGGGTTGGCGTGTGTCGTCGATCGCGCGTCACATTGGCGAGAATCGATCGACGGTTGAGGCGTGGAAACAGCGCGACAAGTGGGCCGAGACCTCACCAGTCGACACGATCGAGCTGACGACAGAAATGCGCGTCAATGCGCTGATTGCGAAGGACCGGAAAGACGGTTCCGATTACAAGGAAATCGACCTGTTGATGCGGCAGCTCGAACGCATCGCGCGTGTTCGAAAGTACGGCGAAACGGGGAAAGAGAGCGACCTCAACCCGAACATCGAGGCCCGCAACACGGCGCCACGCAAAGACAAGCCGGCACGCAACGCATTCAGCGACGAGCAGGCGAAGCGCCTGCACGAAGCATTTCTGGATTCGCTGTTCGATTATCAAAAGGTTTGGTATCGCAACGGCAAACAGCGCACGCGCAATATCCTGAAATCGCGGCAGATCGGCGCGACGTGGTATTTCGGGCGTGAGGCGCTAGACGATGCGATCGTGACCGGCCGCAATCAGATTTTTCTGTCGGCCAGCAAGGCACAGGCGCACGTGTTCAAGTCGTACATTCGACAGTTCGCAGCCGAGGCCGCGGACGTTGAGCTGACTGGCGAGCCGATTATTCTGCCGAACGCGGCTGAGCTGATTTTTCTTGGCACGAACTCTCGCACCGCGCAGAGCTATCACGGCAACTTTTATTTCGATGAGTATTTCTGGGTCAGCGGGTTCCGGCAGCTCAATAAAGTCGCTTCCGGCATGGCGATGCATAAGCGTTGGCGAAAGACGTATTTTTCGACGCCATCGAGCATGCAGCACGAGGCGTACACGTTCTGGAACGGCGATCACTTCAATCGCGGCCGCGCGAAGGCCGATCATCTGTATCTTGACGTAACGCACAAGGCACTCTCGGCCGGCCGTCTCTGTGACGATCGGCAATGGCGACAGATTGTCACGGTCGAGGATGCGCTTGCCGGCGGATGCGACCTGTTCGATATCGACGAGCTGCGCCTTGAATACAGCGCGCAGGAATACGCCAACCTGTTGATGTGCCAGTTTATCGACGATACCGCGTCGATATTCACGCTCGCCGACCTGCAACGCTGCATGGTCGATTCGTGGGACGTGTGGGCCGATGACTTCAAGCCGCTCGCGCCTCGCCCGTTCGCCTATCGCCCGGTATGGGTCGGTTATGACCCTGCCCTATCTGGCGACTCGGCCGGCCTTGTCGTCGTCGCACCGCCGCTCGTGCCCGGTGGAAAGTTCCGCGTGCTGCACAAGGTCCAGTTTCGCGGGATGGACTTCGAAGCGCAGGCCGAAAGCATCCGGCAAGTCACGCAGCAATACAACGTCTCGTATATGGCGATTGATACGACCGGCATTGGTCAGGGCGTGTACCAGCTCGTGCGGCAGTTCTATCCGAACGTGGTCGCGCTCAACTATTCGCCGGAGGTCAAAGGCCGTCTCGTGCTCAAAGGCCTGTCGGTGATCGGCAAGGGCCGGCTCGAATTCGATGCGGGATGGACCGACCTTGCACAGTCTTTCATGGCAATTCGAAAGACGATGACCGCGAGCGGAAAGAAAGTCACATACGAGGCGAATCGCAGCGAGGAAACGGGGCACGCCGACCTTGCATGGGCATGCCTGCACGCGCTCGATAACGAGCCGCTAGAGGGCGTAACGGCTAACAATACGAGCATTCTGGAGTTCTCATGAGAAAGCGGAAACACTTCACGCACACCGCGCCGGCAACGCCAGCCGCATCGCCTGTGCAGGCACGGGCCGAGGCCTTCACGTTCGATGATCCGGTGCCGGTGATGGACCGCGCCGAAATTCTCGACTACGTGCAAACGTGGGCGAACGGCAAGTGGTTCGAGCCGCCTGTTTCGTGGTCGGGCCTCGCGAAGTCGTTCCGCGCGGGCGTGCATCACAGTTCGGCAATCTACTTCAAGCGCAATGTGCTCGCGTCGACGTTCATTCCGCACAGGCTGTTATCGCGCGACGAGTTCGGCAAGCTCGCGCTCGATTTCATGGTGTTCGGCAATTGCTACGCCGAGGAACAGCGCAACAGGCTCGGCGGTTTGCTGTCGATCAGGCGAGCGCCGGCGAAATACATGCGCCGATCGACGGACCTGCAGGGCTATTTTCAAATCGACGGTTTCATGGTCGAACACGAGTTCGCGGCCGGCTCGATTCGTCACCTGATGGAACCCGATATCAATCAGGAAGTGTACGGCTTGCCTGAGTACCTTGGCGCGCTACAGGCTGCATGGTTGAACGAATCGTCGACCCTCTTTCGCCGGCGCTACTACGAGAATGGCTCGCACGCGGGTTTCATCCTGTACATGACGGATGCAGCTCAATCGCAAAGTGACGTGGACAAGATTCGCGAGGCCTTGAAGCAAAGCAAGGGACCGGGCAATTTTCGCAACCTGTTCATGTACGCGCCGAACGGCAAGAAAGATGGCATTCAGTTGATACCCGTTTCCGAGGTCAACGCGAAGGACGAGTTTTTCAACATCAAGAATGTCACGCGCGACGACCTGCTCGCTGCGCATCGCATTCCGCCTCAGCTCATGGGGATCGTGCCTAGCAACACGGGCGGATTCGGCGCGGCCAACACGGCCGCCGAAGTGTTCGGAGCGAACGAGATATCGCCTTTACAACGGCGCTTCGAACAATTCAATGAGTGGCTGGGCGAGGACGTTGTGCGGTTCAGTCCGTATTCGATCACCTGATTGTCTTAGGTTCTGATACTGGTGTACCGATCACGTTGTTCCGGCGCGGCGATGACCCAGAGGCGCGCGCGGCCCCCGGGTCATCTCAAGTCTCTCGCGTGATTAAGGGTGATAGCCGTCGGTC